CGGCGCATCTGCGCCCTCTGCCTCGGCAGGTTCCGCTGGCGTGGAGTTCACGCCTTGCAACTCTTGTAAATCGCCCAAGTAAGACTTGAGCGTAGTTACCTTGATTCTTGGCTCGGCTGGTGTAGGCGTTAGGCTGGCATCAGATCCGATAGGCCACGATTTGATCCAGTTAGATCCATTCTCTTGTCGAACCCGCTCGACCAGGTGGGGAGCGGTACCGGATGACCAGCCCATGTATTTTGCGGCGTTCTCTGCGATTGCCCTCTCATATTCGGTGCGGTTGTAGACAATAGCATCAATCAACACGCCCACATCATCGAGCTTTACTTTGCCCTTGCCTACTTTCTTGCGGACAATCACATAACCGTCATCTTTAGTAGGCAATGGCTGCTTGTGATGAAAGTAAACTGTAACTTCCTTCTCCTGCTCAGGTTCGATGTCGTAATCTGTATCAGGGGTGAAATAATCGCGCTGTTGCGTTGCATCCGTCAAAGTAGGCGATCCGAACATAACTAAGTATCCGCCCAGATGGAACCCTTCGGGTGTATCTCCTAATGCCTTAACGGCACTACCATAAGCGATAAACATCTCAGGGTCTACGACATCTATGGACTTTTCGCCCGGGTTGTCGGGCGGAATCTCCTTTACATCCATGCTCAGGATGAACTGGTGCATGGCATCTTCCATGGACTTGCCTTCCACGATCTGAGCATGGCAGATGGCAATCGCGGCCTCTTTGTCCTGCCCTTTCGCCATGACTTGATCGACGCAGCTGTCCATCTTGTCCCACAGTTCTTCAGGCACGTTGGTATATGGCATCTCACCTCCAACAGTTAAACAAAAAACGGCGCTCCAGCTCTCTTTCAAGAGCCGAAACACCGTAATCTACACTACCTCTGGTGCTACCTGCCGCCCGCGCTTGCGCGCCTCTGGGCCGCTGGCTATTCAGTTATGCTTATTATACACCAATATTCTAGTTTACAACCTCTTGATTATCTTCTTTATCAGCTTCACCATAGATTACATTAACGGGTAAATGCTCTGTTAATTCGTATTCATCAATAAATTCAATTGAACAATTCATCAATATGTGATCTAAATAGAACTTCAAGAAATCCTGTCGTTCATGCGGATCGCCCTTATTGTCCGTAATGAATACAGCCGTATTGTGCTCTTTACATCGAAGATAATAATTAACACTCATATCTTTATTTTATATCTATTTCAGCCGGATGTCACGCAGCAGTTTATCGACCCAGCGGTTGTAAATCGTCGTGATCGCCGCCTGCTTCTCCTTGGCGACCTCCAGCAATTTGCGCCAGCCCTTGGGCGCCATGAAGGATGCCTGCGTCTCACCTACCACCCATTTGGCATAAGACGCCCTATTGCTGATGGTGGTCTCGAAGTCCTTGGCCTGCACCGTCCACTGTGTACCCAAATTTTCAGAGCCACCTCTATTGCCGCTGCCGGTCTGCGTGCCCACGCCGCGGATGTAGTAGGGCGTAGGCGGGGCGTTGGCTGCCGTCTCAGGCGGGTACAGGCGCAGCCCGCGTGTCTCCAGGATCTCCTCGGAAGCTTCAGTGCCCGCCGCCGCCATGTACTTCTTGACCTGCTGCGGGAACTTATCCATCGCCGCCTTGAGCTCCTTCATGCCCTTGATCTCGATCTCAATCAGTCCTGGCATTATTCACCGATCCTTGTCCGGTAGCTGGTCCAGCACCGGCAGTTGACGTGAAAAGGCGGGTAGCCGTCCTGGTAGCCGCTGTCATCTGCCTCGTAGAAGCCAGACCCCTGCTCGACCTCAGTCCCATCCAGCGGGCCGCACAGCGGGCAGACCCGGTCATCATTATTGGTGTGCCAGATCTCCACCACCGGCACATCCGGCCACTCAACCTTGAGCTGCTCGGCTCCCAATTGGTTGCCCTTGGCATACGCCCTTGTGGTCTCTGTCACGGCGATCTGCAAAGCGCGCTGCTCGTCGAAGGGCAGCATCCTCATCACGTCGCCGATGGTAAAGCCGGGCGTCTCCACGAACAGGCTGACCGCCTGGCGGATCAGCTCGCGGCTGGTCTTATCGACCCCCCTCACGATCTTGCCCGACTGCTTCTTAGCCCAGGCCAGCACCTTCTTATTGATGCCGGAATAGTCGAGCGGGATGCCGATCTCCTGGCTGAACAGGCTGGCGCCTTCCCCCACGCCTTGAAGCAGCAGCCGGATCACCTCCGCGTCGAACTCCTCATCCTCGAAGAAGTCGGCGCCGATATACTCATCCAGGTTGATGGCCTTCCTGGGGTAGAAGATCTCGTGCAACTCCAGCCTGCGCTGTGCCTTGGCTGCCAGCCTGCTAAAGTAGCGGCGGGTGGCATAGTACAGCTTGTTCTCGAACTTGGTCTTCTGCTCGCGCCCAGGCTCGCGCTCGTCACGCTGCTTGACCGCCTCGGGCACCTCGAAGCCCCAGGCGCGCAGGTAGTCGCCAATCGTCCACAGCAGTTCAGGTAGGTCGTCCATCCTGCTCCCTCATGGCAAACGCCATCGCACTCAAAGCGGCGGTCAGCTCCTTGATCTCGCTCGGGTCGAGTGCATCGCCGTGCCCGTTGCCGTTGCCCACAAACGCCCGCTTGACATCGTTCACGCTCTTAGCTACCTGGAGCTGCGCCAGGATGCGCATCTTGACCGGCTCATCGATGCTGTCGCTCTCGAAGGGCTCGCTTGGATCGCCGCCCTCCTTCATGCGCTGGATGGATCTGTGCCGCCACTTGGCCAGGTCCAGCTTCAGCGCCGCCCGCTTCTCCTCCTCCGGCTGTGGTGGCTCGGGCTGAGTTTCCTCCTCCGTTTCCTCCTCTTCCTCCTCTTCCTCGGGCTTCTGCGCCAACCTGGCGGCCATCTCCTCAGCACGTGCCTTGCGCTCAGCGTCCGCCTGCTCCAGCTCGGCGCGCTGCTCATCGGTCAATTCAAACCCTAATAAGTCCATCGCCATGATCAGCGGGATGCCCGCACCGGTAAGCTGTTGCAAAGCGGCAGCCCGGGCGGCTTCGTCCTCCTGCATGGCGTCCAGCGTCTCGGGCATGAAGTCCATGTGCAGGCCGAGCGGCTCGAACACCTGTTCGTTGAACACGCTTGCAATAAAATTGCAGTCTGGGATGATAGTCTTGGTCAGGAAGTTCAGGTCATCCTGCTGGGAGGTGGCATAGTTGGCGGCGTTAGCAAACAGGATGCTCATCGGGATCCCGAGTGCCACGGCAATGTCCTCGCGCTTCTCCTCGCCGATGGTGACGTTCTCCAGCTCCTTCAAGCCTTCCCCGATCACGACCGGGGTGATGGCATCGGCGTTGATCACCTGCGCCCCGAAGGCATTCTTGACTCCGCTCACCACATTGCGCCACCAGTCGCTGAGCTTCTGGCGCTCGGCTTCCTTGGGCATGCCCTGCACAGTCAGGAGCATGGCCTTGATGGCTCCCCGCTTGAAGAAGTTGGCGGCGAACACGTCCACGTTCATCAGCACGCCGCTGGAGTTGGCTGCCGCCTGGGCTGGGAAGTTGATGGCTGGGCCGATCTCCACATACGGGTCGGGCGGCCAGAAGTACACGTAATCCTCCACCCGGAACTTCCTGGTCACGGAGCCCACCGGGCGCTCAAAGCCCTGCAAGCCCTTGACCGGGTCGATGATGGGCGTCACGCTGGTCGGGATGTGGTAGCGCAGTTGCTTGGTGGCCACCGTGCTCTTCTCCCGGAACAGGTAGGCACAGCCCGCCATCACCAGCGACGCTTCGACCAGCTCCAGCAGGCTGAACGGGTTGGGCATGAAGCCCACCTTGTTCTCCCAGTCGCTGGAGAGGTCATAGTCCTGGCTGCCCTTCATCAGCCTGAACGGGATGGACGCCACGCCGTAGGAGCGCAGCTGGACCGCCCGGTATAAGGTCGGGATGAACTTGTAATACTCCCGGTTGGCGGTGTCGCCACCCTCGCCGGTCAGGATCGTCCAGCCCTCGTCGCCCTCCCACAGGTCGACCGCCTTCTGCCCGTCTAGAAAGATCAGCTTATTAGCCATAGTCCACCTCTTAGCATACAGTCAATGCTAATCATTAAAGTTCCTTGTGCAAAGCCAGGATACAACTACCCCGCCCAATGCATTCCCGTTGACCGGGTTGGATGATCTGATTGTGAAGCCGTGATTATCCTTCGTTACCCAGTTGGCCAGCGGCTCGCGGTTGCCCTTGACCTGGCAGCTCAGGGCGATGGTGTAATCATCATCGATGAACTCGGTATTGAAATCGATGCTGGCCAGCCCGTTATCGTCCGTCGTCACCACCCCGGACTTGGTGGGCGGGGCGTAGGAGAAGCCGATCCCCAATGCATTCCAGGCGTTGTCATAGCGGTAGAACGTATTGCCAGTGTCCGTATGCTTCATGTACCAGCCGTCGGGCACGTTCAGCCTGCCGTCTGTTGACAGGCACTCGATGATATTGAACTTAGATTTGATTGCCATAATAGCCTCCTATGAAATCAACCATGATGATCCGCCAATGTCCTGCCATACAATTGCAAGACTCATAACGCAGTCGTCGTGAAGCCCCTCAGGTGCCGAGTACTTCCATGCGCTGTTCGGCATGCGCACCCCTTCAAAAGATTGCAGCTCGCCCACCTGGACCGGGTCGGGCAGGATCTTGATCTCGCCATGCTCGAATGCCGCCTGGAGCTGCTGGATGGCGGCCTGCTTGGTTGCGCTGGTGGTGGTGAATGGAACGATGCTCAAGCCCCGGTCCACCATGGCTTCGATGACCGCCTGCCCGATGGAGTTGGCTTCGATGATCATCGCCTGCATGTTGAAGCGGCGGTACAGCGCCTCCAGCCGGTCTTCGAGAACGCTGTAGTCCACCCGGTTGAAGCGGTCCAGGTACACCTGCTCCTTGGCTTCGATGTCGAACACGCTGACCACCGTGAAGTCCACCAATGTCGCCACGTCCACCCCGGCGATGTACTGCCTGCCTGGCTGGGCGCTGTCCTGTTGGGTGGCGGTGGCGCAGTCCATCACGTGTCTGAACACTCCACCAGCATCGTCCAGGAATATTGCCTCGATCTCCTGTTGGTAGACCCGCTCGGGCATGGTCTTGCGCATGGCTTCGATCTCACCGTCAGCGATGAACGGGCTGGCGCTGGTCGGGAACTGCCAGGCGCGCCACTCGTCGTTGTCCGGGTCGATGCCCCACTGGTACATCTGCCAGAAGAAGTTGCGCCCCTTGGGGGTGGAGAAGATCCACGCCCCGCCCTGCATGTCCGCCAGCATCGGGCGGATGATCATGTTCCAGGTATCCATAAGGTTGGGCACCATGGCGGCTTCGTTGATGATCACCTGCTTGTACTTGCGCCCGCGGGCGTTGTCGGGGTTATCCAGGCTCCACATCTCCAGCACGCCGCCGGTCAGCACCTCGATGCGGTGCTCCTGCTCCAGCTTCTGAATGGTGATGGGCGCCAGGATGTTCTTGACCGACCGCCACACGTCCGCCAGGGTCTTATAAGACGGCTCGAACCAGCCGACCGGGTCGCCTTGCAGCATGGTGTCGACTGCCCGGTCGATGGCGAACACGTTCTTGCCCCACCGGCGCCCACAGTCCAGCACGTTGAAGCGCCCGGAGGCCTTCTTGACCATGCGCTGGGCGTG